ATTTGCAGGACCAGTTAGACTGGTTGTCAAAACATCTTGATGTTTACATCCCTAATGCCAACCCATTTAGGTCTATATCGTCCAAGGCGCAATAGCTGATCGTTGAATACACTACGAAAACATCAAAGAATTTTGAGCAAAGCACACGACGGTCTGAGCACGCCACCAGCGTATGACACAGCGCCAGATCGAACCAGAAAAGCTGGGCCAGAACACCTACATTCAATCGTTCAATGGCTGACTCCGTGACAAGTACCTGAACGAGCACTGGTTTACCAGCAAGCTATAAGCACAAACACTAATCGAACGATGGCGTCGCGAATACAACGCGGAGTGACCCAAGAAAGCAAAAGCCAGCCACAGCTGTGTCCTCAAAAAAGCAATCTATCTTTGACGCTACGAGATCGAGTGGCTATTCAGAAGACTGAATGGCTTCCCGCGCATCTTTAGCAGATACGACAAACTCGACATCTTGTTTGTCGGTTTCATTCATATCGCATTGAACATCGAAGCGCTGCGGTAGTATTACTGAGAAGTCAGTAACTTTGGGAACACAGCCGCGGTGAAAGCACCTTGTTTTTCAGTGGCTTCCTTCGCAAGTTGTTCCGAAAATTACGCACTTTTGAGTAGTAGGCGGCCCTAGCCACCGACCACGACGAAAGCGCCCCATACGCGCGGATCGGCGAAGCGCGAATCGCTTGAGCTCATCATCAGTTGCTGCATTTGAATCTGAAGCCTCCGGGCTAATTCCTGCGGGCTTGGGCTCGCGGCGCCTCCGATGGCACCGGTGACGAGTTCTGCGGCTGCAGCATCAACCACCGGCCAATGCGTAGCAATCACGGTCTGCCCCCCGGCGAAAAGGAACGAGAGCGCTAAGCCGCTCAGCACTTCACCGCCACGGCCGTCGGAACTTGTAGTGCTGCACGCGGACAGGATCACAATGTCCGCGCCGATCGGCAACAATGCGACTTCGTCCGCGCTGAGGAAGCCGTCGTTGGTCGCACCGGCCAGATTACGCGGATCGCGCGCAAGCACCAGCCCGGGGTAGGGTGATTCTGGGGCTCCGCCCGGCTTGGCATGCGTAGCGAAGGCAAGGATCGCAGTGCTGCGCAGGTCCGTCGCGCGCAACCTGGCCTCGGTGGCATTGGGACCTGTAAGTAGGACGACTGGACCACCACGTCGACTCTCGCCGAGCTTCTTCAACTCCGCTGCCGCAAATTTTAGTTGCCTGTCCTCGTCGGTGCGCACCTCCTCTTCCGGCAGCGGCGAGGCGCCGGGGGGGGCGCCGATCCCGATGAGCGCGTCGCGACGGTTCACTCGCTTGTTCGCCTTCAAGGAGCGAAGCGACGCGACCGAAGGCAGCGAAACTAGCGCATGATTGCGCATCAGCCAAGCGGTGTCGCGCAGTGCCTGCGGCGCAACATCGGAGCCGCGCGGCCTCTCGGTCACCAAGATCTGAAGTGGAACTTCTGCGAGCGGCCCGTTTGCAGAAATGAAAAGGAGGCGATTGCCGAATTGGCCCGTGAGGGGCGCCAGAATGCGCTGGTAGAGCATATAAGCAGCGTTCCTGTCAAACCCTTGCGGATCACCTCGGGGATTGTCCAGGTGGCGCCGGAGCTTCTCGACCTCGGCTTGCACCCATGCCTCGCTTGCTGGCGCGGTCACCCAGGTGACCCCTGCTGTAGTGATCGCCATCGCCTCGATGCGATCATCAAGTTGAGTGAGCACCACCAGCGCTTCGTCAGGCGTCAGCGCAGCTCTTGCTGAATCGAGATCCAGCGCCGCGAACGTGGTGCGGCGCTCGAATTCGCTTGCCGAGAAGGGCAGCTGGCGCTCGAGCAAGGCGATGCGGCCAGCCACCGCCTCGCTCGCGGCGCGATCATTTCGGACGCGGAACCGCTCCTCTTGAAGAACTTGCCGCTGCTGTAGGATGAGCTGATGCTCAGCGGTCCCGCTGGCACCACGCGCGATGGCTGAACGCAAACCAGCTTCTACACGGTTGAACTGAAGGAGCTGTACTGCTTCAAATGCACGCGCCTTGGCAGCATCGGCCTCTGGCCCACTTCCTTGAGCGATGCGAGCGAAGATGCCAAGCCGTTCGCTCTCCAGCCAGCGTCGCTGTTTGAGCGTCTGCAGTACGTCCTGTTGCGTGGGCCAATTGCGGGCCAGCCAATTCTGAAGCACGCGTGTACCGCGCTCATCGATCAACAGTGCTTCCGAGACGTTCCCCGCATCCGCCTCGATCAAAGCACGTTCGTGCAGTAGCTCGGAGACGAAAGCGTTGGCATAGCTGTCGATTGAATCCTCGTTCCATGCCTTGCACTCGGCCAAGTGCATGCGCCCTGGGGGGCAAGTAGGGCCTCTCGGGCCAAAATCCAGCCGCAACGGTAGTGAGGGTGCGACAAAGCCAGGCACGTAGTAGAGCGCCTGGTCACTATATTGACGCGCGCGGACGAAGTCTCGCTTGAGACGGTACTGCATGGCGAGCGCCCTGAGAATTTCGCTGGCGTTCTTCATGCTGCCGGTGTTAGCTTGCGGGCCCCCGATCCAAGGCGTAACCGTAATCAGATTGGGAGTGACCTCGTCCAGCGCGCGTTCGTTACTGGCAATTGCCTCGTCGAGCGTATCGCTAGAGTATGGATTCGCCGAAGGTAGTGCTGCGGCGGTGGCGGGCGACGATTCAATGTCGCGAGTCCAAGCTTCGAGCGAGCGAAAGAACTCCCCGCCCGCGGCTGCCAGTTCCGTGTCGGTGCGAGCAGCACGTATGAGCGCAGCAGCCTCAGCATCACGATTTCGAAGCCTGAACCAGTTGAATAGGAGCAACGTGGCATCGAAGCGTACCGCCCCTGCTTCTCCTGCGGCGACAAAGCGCAGATCGGTGGCCGCGAACACTGCGAGCCTTGCAAATGGCTCCACCAGATCCGAGCGCGATAAAGCTTCGGCAATCTCTGCCGACTGAATAAATGCGGTCGCTGGACACAGCCCCCGCGGTCCACGCTTCACCAGAGACCAGTCAATCGTGATCGTCTTGGCCATCACCTGGCGACAAGTCTTGCTATACAATGAAATTGAACATGATGCCCCCGTCGCACACGGCGTCTCGGCGAGGAGCACGGTGGATTCGTGAAATCGGCCATCCAGCGCAAGCGCGGTCGCGCGCGCGCGCGCGAGATCGGAAAGATCCTCGCGCTCCTGCTCCGATCGTTCAGCGAGTGTGATTGCCTCCGCGAACCGCCGTTCAGCCTCAGCAAATTGGCCCTCATAGATCGCCAGCATGCCGAGTAGCCGGTGCACCTTTACGGGGCCGAAATGAGTCGGGTTCCACGTATGGTAACTGGGGCCCAGCCGGATCACGCGTTCATACGCAGCTTCGAGCGCCAGCCGCCTTTCTCTAATTTGTTCCTTGGTAGCATTGTTCTCTTGCGATTCAACCAATCGCTCGGCCCACACCACCGAATCGTCGATCTCGCGAGAACGCGCCCGGTCCTCTGCCAGAACGAGGCTGACCGTTAGGGGCAACAGCAGGGCCAGCGCCTGCCGGCCCAAGCGTCGGAGCGATGAACGGCTCATTTGACCTTGGATATGATGTTCATGAGGTCGGACGCAGCCTTACTATCACGGCGATACGGGCTAAGCAGCAAAAACGCTTCGTACAATTGCGCTGGCTCGGCGGCAAGAAGCGCACCGGCACGCGCGAGCGCTTCGTCGCTGCCGTCCGGGAGGTCGACGCTGCCCGAGGCAGTGAAACTCCCGGTAACGGTGCGTCCATCCGCGTCGCGGACCTCGACGGTATAAGTTCCTGGTGCCACATCACGCACTGCCGACGTCAGCCTCAACAACCGTGCGTTGATATTTGTCTCCGCGACTAATGCAGACTGGCCCGGCTTCGATATTGTGACGTTGAACGGCGCTTCTCCACCAAACCACGATAGGGCGAGATAACGCTTCCCTGTACCGATCCGAGCAGTCCCAGCCGCGACATCCCGTGGCGCGATTTGAAAGGACTCGTCGTTGCGCGTCAGCAGGTCATCCACGCCATCCTGCTCGACAGTAAGCAGTTCGCCAATCGAGCGAGTCGCATTGTTCCACCAAGTTAGCCGGGGTCCAGCGACGATGCAGAACCATGAACCCATCTCTTGGATGGAAACGAATTGCCCATTGGCCTGCTGAATGCGCAGCAGCCCTGCAGCGACCATCCGGATGCGGTCTCCCTCTTGCAATTCAGTGTAATAGCCAACCTTTGTGCGCTGACCTTTGCGCATGAGTTCGAATGCCTGCGAACCGCCCTCCATGACGATAACCACGCCAGGATTGAGTGAGCGGCATTGCTTCGCCTGTGCAATTGCCGATCCCGAAGAGACCAACATTAGCGCGAGAGTCAGGACCGAAACTATACCCCGCATACACCTTTCTCCCTGTCGTTAAGCACGACTCAGTCTATACGCGAAAGTCTCGAAAAAGACGCTTCCCGATACCACGACATAGGCCGTCACTACAAGTCCCACCGAGACCGCCGGGTTGCCGTAGACGAGGAATACGGCCCAGAGAATCCCGGTCAGCAACGGCGCGAGCCACTTGCGCAGACGGGCCAGCAGCGGTGACAGTCGACCGTAAAGCCGCGCGGCCATGGAAGTCTTGGGCAACCGATCTAAAGCTACGCTGATCTGCCGCAGCAATTGCAGCAGAATCGAAAGTGTCAGCGTGGCAAGCAGCACAAGACATAGCCCCTCGAAAAAGGAATCTCGCCGAGGCCCGAACTCGATCCAGTCGCGAGCTGCATTCGCGATGACATATGCTCCGGGCATGGTCTCGATTGGCGTGGGGCGCTGGTCACGGCGCCCCGCTGTTGCGCCCACCACCACCAAGGAGTCACGGAACAGCGCAGGATCATGCTGGCCATTTCCGAATACAAAAGGGTGAATCGAGGCCAATGCAGTCTGTGGCCTGCTGCCGGCGCCGTCAGGGATCCGAGGCAGTCCCAGCGCGGCCGGAATGGGCCATTTCAGGGTGTAGTCGATCGGCAGCGCCGGCTTTTCTGTAACTGAGAACGCTCCCGACCGCGTACAGAAAATAAAGCTGTCCCGCGCGCGCGCTCCGCAGGTAGACTGGCCAGCCAGACCAGCTGCTACCAAGCCGTCGAGCCGTTCGGCGCTTCCATCCATCGTGAGCAGCTTGAGCACCAGCGGGACCGACGGCAGGACGACTGGCCTGCCATCTAAGCTGGCGCTCTGGATCGGCCAGATTCGGCGCACTACCCGGTTTGGCTCAGCCGCATAGGTAGCGGTAGCCCAGAGCACGCGTGGTGTTTTCGCGACGAAATCGTCAAGCGCCGACGCACGCAGCCGCAGGCTATCGGGATCGTCAATCCCTGGAAGCGTCTCGCGTACGAGAATAACAACCGTGCCCGCCTCAGCCAGCGTCCTGATGGCACGCCGCAAGGCATCGAGTCCACGCCACGCTTCAAGCGACGCCGGCCCTGATATCGTTGAATCTTGTTGCTTATTGGTCAGATAGCCAAGATCGAAGTCGACCACCACCGCCCATGGGCGGAAATCCGCCAGCGTTGACAGGGTCTTAGCAGTGACTTCCGAAGGGATGAGTACTGGATCTCGCAGCGCGGCGGCGGTCACTTCGTCATAGTTGAGGAAGACAATCGAACGTGCGCCCACGCGCGACTCATAAGTGTTGGCAAAGATGCTCATGCGCGTGGCAAGCGCCTGATCAGCGAGGTCGCCGACATACTTACTTTGACCGGCGATTTGAAATAAGCTAAAAGAAAGTGCCGCGATCAGGAGTGGGGGAACGACTGTGATGATTGGTGCTATCAGCGGGTGGGTTCGGGTCGCGCGCCGTAACCTCACTAAAAATCGTTTCCAAGTGCGCATAGAACTTTCCTCCTTGAGCGACTATACCGTGCCACGGACTGCAGGAACATGTCGAACTTTAGGGAGGCTCTTATTATCAGTGGTCGCGCTCGGACTGCTTACCTCAATCCCAGTCGGCTTATCGGCACAACAGACCAATCCGGCTGGCGAAGGTGCCATCGAAGTACTGGGGACCTTGGCGCGCACGGGCCCCTTTCAGCCAACAGAGGTCGCCGGGCTACTGCGCCGGGCCACGCAGCCGGGTCAGGCGCCGGCCATCGAGGTGGCTGGCGAACAGATCGCGCTTGATGCAGCCAGCCAGCGGTTGTTGGGCGAGGTTGCGGCGCTTCCCCGCACGATTGAAGCGGTTGACGTCCGCTCCAAGAGCCACGTGATGCTAGTGGATGCGAAGGGTGCCATCCACCTGGTTGACCTAGCTGTGCCGAGACCGACTCTGGTGCTGTTTCATCCGCCGTTCAGCAAGTCGGAGGCAGCAATGATCGACGCTACGTACCGCGACATTGTTTGGTACAGAGATAATGGATGGGATCCTCCGCCTACCGAGTCCCACGCGCTCAAACTTGGCATTCCGTTTGAGAGTGGAATCTTACGCAACCCACCTAAGCCTTGGATCGCAGTTGTTCCTACCGAACAGCCAGATCCAAATAGTCAGTGCAGCCTGTACACCATCCGGAACGGTGGAATGGCCACTTTGTTTTCGGTGTGCCGCGTCGCAAAAGGATTTGTGCGGCGCAAACTGGCGCATGGACCGTTCGCTCGCATCTTGGGGGCACGTGACGCATCTATTGCAGCGGTTGAGACTGAGGGAAAGCTCATATTGGTTGCCGCCGCTGGGCGGGAGATCGCTCAAATTCCAGCAAAGAACCCGGGGCTGGGTTGGATCGGTGCCACGGACCTTCTTGTATACGGCAACGATCTCGGCCAACGTGATTCCGTGATTGACAGTAGTACTGGAGCATCGCGCCCTGTATTGCGATGCGATTCCACGGCGCTCGAAGCAATTGACCGCTTCGAGGCTGGCGCGCCTGGAAAGCGAGCTGCCTTCCTCCTTGTCGATGGACAGGTGGTCGAGTGGGATGAAGCTCGCGGATGCGCAGTAGAGACCTGAGTATGAGCATAGCTGGCTGCTGCAATACTTATTGACAGAAGTACGCCAAGCCGCTTGACCTCGCGCTCCTTGGCGCCTAGTAATGGGGAAGGTGGCAGATTCATGCGCGATCTAGGTAATCGCCACCGACACCTTCGTCCCCTCCAGAGTTGAGTCGAGGGCGGCAGCCTTCGGGACCGTCGCCTCGAACATCTCCGGTGCGCGTAGCCGTTTCACTATGTGCTTCAGCGAGCGGGGTGGCATGCACGCCTGCAATGCACGGCTAGCTGGAGACTGTATGCACTCGGCGCTTTCGTGTGCGTCACCACAGCGCAGGCGTCGAGGCCCAGTACGAGGAGTGAGGCGGCCTCCGTCCGCCGCTGAGCCTGCGTGAAGCGCGCAGGGACGTGCAAGCTGGAAAAGTTCACGGGCATTCTGCCGGAACGTAAAACGGACTTGCAGTGCCCCGTCGGAATCATGCTTCTATTAGCGCCTCTCGTGTTGCACTTGGAGTTTGAGGCCGCGCAGCAATCTGATCAATCGCGTTGCTGCTGTAGCAAGATATGTTCGCCGTCACTCATCAGCGGTCGATTTTCGCAGTGCGCCAGAGATCTCCAGAGCGAACTCGCAAAGGTATGCTATTCCTCCGTCAAGGCCCGTCTCTGTTCCAAGCAATAGCAGGCGACGAACCGAATCTTCAAGGTCGGCAGCTTCACGAAGTGCGATGGCGACTTCTACACCAGAGGCGACCAACAGCAATGGGCGCTGGTCGATAGGGATGATGCGGAACGGGATCTCGCGCGTGGTTTCGCTCATGTTCGCGCTCCGGAAGCGGCCACGGCCGCTAGGCGCCAAGAACGATGTTCGACCCGAATCGGGCCTGATAGAGTATTTGCAGCCATTGTCGTTCCTCTCGTGAACGGTGGTGGTCAGGGCGGCCGGGGTGTTGACGCACCTCGGCCGTCCGCATGTACGGTATGTGCCGGCATTCGATTTTGATGGCGGCGCACCTGCCGGCTCCTGTGCGCTATCGGCCACTGACGCTTGATGCTTCCTCCTGATTCGGCATGTACATATAAACGCGCTTTTTTCGATAAAAGCCAAGTCTACTGGCTGCTTTTCTCTCGATTGGTCGAATGCCCGCGATGTCTTCATCCGTAGGGTGACTGGACGGATGCACCACGAGGAGCACTGCCACGCTGCGGATTACCCCCAGCCACAATTCGGCATCTCAAACCACATTCGACTTCGCCCCGCCCCCGAGCGCCGCAAGCAAGCATAGCCCCGACACGGGGTTCCGTGCCGGGGCGTATGCCAACTCCGAGTTGTCGCCGGCGCGCGCGGTGCCGGCGGGCAGTGCTAGACGCCCAGCAGTTCGCCCGCCTTCGCAAATCCGACCCACCGACCATCACCGTTGAGCCCTCGATTCATCAGCTCTTCGCGTGCAAGTTTCACAATATCGACATCGCCGTGATGGATTGCCACGAGGAAGCGTGTGTCGAAGATCTGGAGCGCCTCGGCCAGATCGTGGTCGACACCCTGCGAGATGCGCCCGCTCATGCGCGCACCGCCTTGGCAGCCGCCGACGTGGCACCGGCGGCATAGGCCGCTTCGAGTGCGGCACGAATCGAGGCGACCGACAATTCATGAAAATCCAACCGATCCACGCCTCGCTCTTCGAGAGTGGGCAGGCCGAGATGCTTTGTGGCGATCTCGGCAATGACGCGACGACAACGTTCCGGTGGCTTGCTCATGAGTGAATTCCCTTGGGTGTGGGTTTGCGGCGCACCGTGCGCCGCGTGACGGCATGAACGCGCTGTTCGGATGTGAAGCCAAGTCCAAGACGCGTCAGTGGAATGGCAGACAGGTTCGGTACGGCATCACCCGCCGGCACCTGCGCGTGCCACCGGCACGCGAGGCCCAATCCACCGGCTATCGGCCGACACCGCCCCGGTACCGCACATCGCGCAACCGTGCGGGCGGTGGGCGATATTGCGCGGGTCAGCAAGCACCGTCGCCTTCGCCCGCTCCGTCGCCATGCCATCGCCGATTGAGGTCGCAGCGGACTGCGGCCAGCAGGTCGTCATCGGCATGCTGCATCGCCAGCGGCAGCCGGGCATCGAGCGCGCGGATCGCCTCGAGGGGATCGCGCGCATTGTCCGGTGAGGTGCGGACCACGCTCATGTCGCATCCGCCCGCAGGCCAAGCGCGTGCAATTGGGCTTGCGCGCCGGCAGCGAGGTCGATTCGTGCGTTTGGCATGATGCTGGTGCAAATGTGGTTGATCGCCCAGTTCAGGACCTTGGCCTTCTGGCCGAGGTCTGCAGCCTCCTGAAATTGAATTTCATATCGCGCGATCTCCTGCGCAGTACGTTCGATGGCTTCGCGCATGCTTTGCAGGGCCTCTGCGCCGTTGCGCAGGGCGAGATGCGTTTCGAGATCACGCGGGTTGATTCCGGTACTCATGCAAGCTGCTGATGTGGGTGGGTGTGTGTCCATGAACGCGCTGTTCGCGAGTGAAGCCAAGCGCGAACTCGCCGCTTCCCCGGCGGAGACAGGCGACAGACAGCTTCCGTATTCCAACAGCAGCGTTCATCCGTGCTGTTCGGAAAGTGGTGGTGCGAAGGCGACAATGGGATCGGAGCCGATGCCGGCCCGGCTTGAGATCTCGGCAATGACTTGGGCACGCAGGTCGGCGTCGCCGCGATGGATCGCGAGCAGAAACGCGGTGTCGAGAGTGGTGACGCATTCGTCCAGCGGCACATCATTGCTGGTGACGTAGTGTTCGCCGTCTTCGAAGCCAATCTCGTAGGCTTCGGCGAGCGCATCGAGCAGGGTCTGGACGCGCTTGATTTCGGCGGGGTCGCCGGAGGTCGCGGCGGCTTCGACGTCGATGCCGAAACGCTGCCTTGCGATCCGCAGGTACGGGTCTTGCGCGTTGCTGAAAGTGGAAATTGTCATGTCGGCTTTCTCCTTCACCACACAAGGCCGGTCGGACTCGCGGCGATACGCGCGAGCAGATCGTCGAGCGGCTCGACTTTTGCGCCGTCCGCAATCGGTGCCAAGAGCAGGTCGCCGGCCTCGATCAGCTCGATCCGCACCACATCGATCCCGTTGCTGGCGTAGGCGAAGTGTTTGCGACCGTCGATCTGGCGCAGGAGTGCGCGGGGTGTGCGTGCGCGCAGCACTTCGCGCCGCCAAGCGTGGCGGCCACGTCGGCCGGGGACGTGCACGAGCAGGGAGGCGAGATAGAACTCCTTGACGCGCTTGCGGATCTTGCGAGAGGGTGCGTATGTCATGGGGTCGAATTCCGTGTCGGGGGTTGCATGTACGCGCTGTTCGGGGAAGAAGCCAAGCCCAGCCGGGCTTCTTTTCGAGGCTGTTCGGTTACCCCAGACGCGCCACGTAACGGGCGTAGTCGCCGCCCGAGGGATCGACGTAGAGGTAGGGACGGCTGGGCGCGTGGACTTCGACGCACAGGCAGCCATCGGCGACGTTGCCGCCCTTGCCGGCGAGCCACGGCTGCGGCCGGGTCAGGTCCCTCGTAAAGTCATCGAACTGCGCGATGGTCAATTCGACCGTTTCGGTGATGTAGATGCGGTGCTCGCCGGTGGCGCACATCTCGCGCAGGTTGTCGGGCTTGCACGCGAAGGGAAGGCGCACGCCGAGTTGTTCGACGCGCAGCGATTGCCCCGGAATTGAACGATGCGCGGTGTGCGGGGGATGTGGAGGGTCATGGTGTACGGACTGGCGAGCGTCATCGTGGGCATGTGTGTTCTCGGTGTGGGCGTCGGCGATTCGACGTCGTCATGAACGCGCTGTTCTGGAGGGAAGCCAAGCGCCACACGCACGCAGATCGTCGACGTACAGGTGAGCGCATCGCTGCCCCGCGCCGTACGCGCGGGGCACTTGCCGACCTCAGCGGCGGCTCGTTCCTGTGATGAGGTCGTAGGCGTCGCCCAGCCGCGCCAATTGGGCGAGGCGCTCTTGCGGGCTGAGGCGGTCTTCGACCGCGACGATGGCATCGCGCAGCACATCGCCGCGTTCCGCCAGCGATGTCGCCTGCTCGAGGCGCTGCAGTTGCAGTCCGATATCCAGGCGCGTGGCTTCGAGCGCGTCGATCAGCGCGCGCAGGTGGCGCTCGCCTTCGTCTTTGGCGTCGGGTCTGTTGTCGTTCATGGGCGTCTCCGGGATGTGTGGTCGCATGAACGCGCTGTGCGGGATGGAAGCCAAGCGCCGATGCATGTCGCGCCGCGACATCCGGACACCTGTCGTACAGGCTTCGATGCAGGCGTTGACTTCGTCCGCGAACTACGCCAATCGGCGCAGACTGACGCGTTCGACGCGACCGGCGAAGGCAGCGTCTGCGGCAACGCGCAGCGCGGTGTGCGCGCTGGCCGTGAACACGTCGATGGAGGTGCCGCTGCCGGCGCGCGCCTCGCCCTGCACGGGCGTAGCGCCGTCCAGCACGACGCGCGCGCTGCCGGCGGTCACCTGGGACAACACCCATTCGACGCGGTACAGCGCGCCATCGACGAACGCGAAGGTCTGTGCCATGTCGGTCGCGGTACCGGCGACCTTGATCGCCGCACTGCCGGCGATCGACCAGCCGGCACCGGGTGTCCACGCGGCCTGGGTATCGAAGTCGGCATTCGCCAACTTCTCGCCACACTCGCACTGGAGCGTGCGCACGTGCGTCTGGCGACTGGCGAGCGCGCCACGCTGGCTGCGGATTTCGACGCGGATGGTGGCGTCGCTGGCCAGCAGCACCTCGACCGTATGGCTCGTTCCGGCGATACCCGTCGTTTCGTGCAGCACCGCCCCGCTGAGCGCGTGCAGCACGCGCACGGTCGTCGTCGTGCCCGGTTCGGGGCCGATGCTGCCGGCCTCGTGTTCGATCAGGCGATCGCCCTGCAGCATGCGATCGCGGTGCGCCCAGGCGAAGTCGAGTCGCGCGAAGGCCGTCGGCGGCCACGCGGCGCCGTTGATCCGCAACCGCCCCGGCGGATAGGGCCGGGCGTGGCGCGCGTCGAGGCGCACCTGCGCAACGGGCGCGAGTGCGGGATCGAGCGTGCCCTGTTGCGTGCGCGTCAGCAGTTTCGCCTGGACGGTATCCCCGGCGAGGTATTCGGTCGGATCGGCGCCGACGTAGATGTCCGTACACCACACCCGCGCGCCCGCCGCATGCGGCACCGGCACGGTGTCGACACATCCGCGGGCGAGCGTGAGCGTCCCTGCGACAGGATCGATGGCATCGATGCGCACCAGTTCCTCGTCGATCAGCGCCTCGCTGCCGACGGCGACTTGATCCAGGTCGCGCATATCCGCGAGCATCGCCACCGTGTCGGTCGATCCCAGAGCACCCGCGAGGGTTGCGGTGGCGGAGAAGTCCCCGCCCGCGACCTCGACGAAGTCGCCCGCACCTGTGCGCGTGGTGAGCATGTAGCCGTAGGCCGGCCCGTTCGGCCGCGCGCCGAGCGCGACGACGAACCCGGCATCGTCCTCGACCTGCGCCAGATCCGCGGGGCGCAGGCGGCCGGCGAGATCGCGATATGTCGCCTCGACGAGGCGCTGTGCCGGCACCGCAACCGGACGCGTGTCCGGCGGCGTCCACGGCCCGATCACCGGCCGCAGGTAGGCGGTCGCGGCCATGCCGTCGATGTCCTGCACTAGCACCAGCGCGAGCGCACCGTCCGTGCGCGTGCCCTCGTCCACCTCCAGCACCCGCACGGGCATGCGCTGCACGCCCTTGCGCCGCCACGACAACGCGAGCACGTCACCGCGCTTCACACCCCACCAGCGGCGGTCGACGGTGAGCTTGATCCGCTGCAGCAGGCTGCTCGCCGCGGCGGTCTCGCGCGCGGCGACGCGCTCGCACAGCGTGCGATTCCAAAGCCCAGGCAACGCACGGCGATCGGCGACGACGCGGCCCTGTGCCTGGACGTTCGCCATGTTCTGGAACGTCGCGGCGATCTCGAGGTTGGTTACGCAGTCGCGGCCGAGCACCGTCACCTCGTTCACCGAACCATCCAGCAGCGGCGTCTGCCAGCTCTCCAGCGCCAGCACGCTGGTTTCGTCGAGCAGCGGCAACGTGGCGACGTCGTAGTCCGGTCGGAACAACCGGTACACGAACTGGCCGCGCATCGGATCGAACGCCCACAGCCCGCCGACGTGGGTGTTCACCGTCTGCAGGAAATTCCCGATCGAGTCCCCGCGTCGCCAACCGAGGCACAACCCGAAGGCCTCGTCGTGCAACTGCTCGGCCGCGCGCAGGAAGCTCTCGCCATCGATCAGGGCGGGATCCAGACCGCAGCCCCAGACCGTGTCGGTCAGGCACTGGTAGTGGATGTGCGCCGCGTTCATGCCGCGACCGATGCGCGCGAGCTGCGGCTGCCACACCGGCGTCGACCAGCCCTGCACGAAGCGTCCCCAACGCTTGGCCCACAGCTTCAGGTAGGGGTTCATCGCCCCCACCATCCCGCGGTAGAGCGTGGTGCAGAGGCCGCGCGCGGCGGGCCACGGACCGGGCACCTGCTGCTGCAGGTAAGGCACCGGCAGTTGGTCCGGCTCGCCCATACGGATCTGCAGCGTGCCGACGAGCCCGCCTTCCTTCTTGTCGCCTCCGAACAGTTGCGGCAGGTTGATCGCCAGCGTGCCGCTGCCGGCGCGTTCGCCCTCGAACACCGTCTGCCCGCCGACCTTCACGCCTGCGAGGTAGTCGTTCGGGCCGATCGACTCGCCCATGTACAGGTACATGAAGTGCCGGTAGCCGATGGTCGGCTTGCTCGACTTACCCACGGCGACGGCCCCAGGCGCGCAGGCGCTGCAGCCGGGTATGCCGCGGCGGCGAGACCACAATCGGGCGCAGCGTGGGGATCACGATCGGACGTCGTCGCCAGCGCCCACGCACGAGCGCGCGCAGATCCAGGCCCCACACCGCGTGGAACAGGCCCGCCGCGATGCCGAAGGCGCCGAACGGGCGTTCGCCCGCCATCCACAGCGCCGCGCCGGAGACGATCGAGGCCACGCAGGCGACCACGATCCAGCCGCGATACATCGACTCACGTCGCATCGGGCACTCCGGCATCGCCACCTGCCTGGTCGGCGCGCGCGATCTCGATCACGCGGACGACGAAGGGATCGTCGTGCAGATGGGGGAGGTCGTCGACGGCGATGCCGTCCTCACGCAACGCGCGCAGATCGATGTCGTGCTGGCGGCACCACGCGCGAATGCCCGGCGTACACAGCGGCCCGCCCGCCGGATCGATCGCGCGCACATGCCGAAGGTGAATGCGCAGAACGTCCATCACTTCCCGCCGCTGGCCTTGATCGGCGTGGTGCGCAGATCGCCGTAGGCGAGCACGTTGGGATCGTCCACCCACACCTCGCCGAAGATCACCATGACCTCGCGGCCCTCTTCGGCGGTCGGCACCGAGAAGTCGGCGAGCGAAGGCGGCTTGGTCGATTGCGGTTTGGGGCGCATCGCGACGCTGAGCGCGATGGCGAGAATCAGCACGAAGACGTAGACCCACATCGTGGACGGGTTCCTGGGGGCGGGACGCGCGCAGCCGTCGCCCGGCGCGATGGCGTCGGGCGGTGCTCGGGAAGGGGAATTCAGAAGACCGGGTCGCTGCCGAAGGGATTGCGCATGCCCTTCAAGGTCGGCTGGCCGCCGTAGTTCAGTTCGTTGCGGAATTTCGGGCAGCCGTTCGGCCCCAGCGTGCGGTCGCAGCCGGGGAACGCGACGACGCGCGCGTCGGGCGCGAGCGCGGCTGGGGTGAGCAGGCGCAGGGTGGTGCCCACGTGACTGACCACGAAGCGGCGTTCGACGCCGAGCGTCGCCGTCCACTGCAGCACGCCGCCGTCGAAGTGACCGTCGTCGAACGCATCGAAGGCGGCCGACGACACGGTGTAGCCGGTCGCGTCGCTGAGCACCGCCAGCACCGCGTGCGCGTCCGGATCGGCATTGCACAATCCGAGCCCCTGGCTGTAGAGCACCAGCGGACAGTTCGACTGCCAGCTGCGGCGCAGGCCGAGGGTCTCGACGGCGGCGGCGAGCGACTCGCAGCGCAGCTTGGCGACGCTGTGGGTTTCGTCGAGGTTGGCGACGTGCCCAGTCCAGCCCAGGCGCACCTGACCGTCGCGCACTCTGACGCGCTTGAGGTCCAGGCGCAGGCGCAGCCCCGGTGGCACCGGGCGGAACAGGTTCAGCAGCGGCAGATCCAGCGGCGCGGTGATCTGCAGCGCGTTCTTCGATTCTTCCGCCGACTGCACGATCTTCTCGCGCGTGAGCGTGACCGGGGCGTAACGCTGGCCTTCGACGATCGCTTCGCGTTTGGCATCGGTGTAGCGCCAGTGGTGCAGGCCGATCGAGAAGTCGTAGAGCTCGATCTCGCGCGAGAGCAAGGCCATGCTTACGGCTCCTCCGCCGGAACCCCTGCGAAGGACACGGCGCAGTCGAGCAGACCGTCGCTGTCGGCGTGGTGGCGCAGTTCGACCGTGTCGCCCGCCAGCGTGACCAACGCCATCCAGCTCACCAGCCGGACCCGTTCGGGTCTGACAACGAGACCCAGCGCGACGTCGATCCGCACACGTTCCACACGTTCGCGTGTTTCAGGGTGGGGCGATTCGAGTTCGGTGGATGCTTCGACGGCGCGGTAGAAGACCGTGCCGTCGACGAGTTCGATGCGGAGGTGACGACGGCCGGCCTGCTGGCGCAGGCTGCGACTGACGCCGCAGGCGGCGACGGTGAACGTGAGTGCGGTCTCGCCGATCGTCTCGATCACCTCGAGATCGTCGGTCCAGGTCGGCAGCCACAGCGCCTCCGCCCGCCCCTGCAGGCCATAGAGCAGGCTGCGGTGTGCGGCGCGTTCGGCGCGGCCGAACAACCGCCAGGCGTGCGACTGCGTGGTCCACGCCAGGCCCGACGCATCGTCGACCTGCGTGCGGCCGACGTCGCCATCGAGCAGATCGAAGCGACGGGCCAGGATCGCGCTCGGGTCCCGGGTTTCGTCCGGGCGGTGTTCGAGCACGGGGAACCCGCGGTAGCGCGTCGCCGGCAACGCCGCCGGCCAGTCGCACGGCTCGGCCGCCTCGAAGCGCAGCTGCGCGGACATCAGCCGGTCGGTGTGGCGCCGCAACTCCGGCGCATCGGTCAGGCGCGCGGTGCGGCAGGGCATCAGGCGCGTGCCGACCGGCCACGCGCGGCGCGTCGGCGCACGCAAGGACACACGACCGTTCGCGATCTGCGCGACTTCGACCAGTTCGTAGCTCGCCACGTCGCGCCAGAGCATGGCGAGGCTGCCGACCGCAAAATCCAACCCCCTGGCGTCGACCGGGATCTCGACCGCGCCCGCCGCCAGTGGCGCACCGAGCCGCCGCGTATCGACGAACACCGGCAGCGCCCACACCCGCGCCGTCCAGTCGAACAGCGCGTGCTCGACCCAGCGCCGCTCGCGCCGGTCGGCGAGGATGGCGAACTCCCACGACCGGTGCGGCGCCTCGCGCAGCGGCGTGCGGGTGACGGTGCCGGCGACGGCGATCTGGACGTCGGTGAGCCAGGCGAGCGTTTCGGTCAGCGGCTCGGACCAGTCCGGCGGCAGCGTCCACGCCTGCAGGCGCAGGCCGTCGATGCGGATCGACCAGTTCGCGCCGTCCGCGAAGGACAGCGCCGCCACCGCGTCGATCACCGGCGGGCCGTCGAGGCCGACGGTGAGGGTCAGCACCCGCTCCTGCAGCGGATGCAGCGCCAGCGGCAGCGCCCCCGGCGCGGTGAGCGTGCTGCCGGCATCGCCGTCCAGTCGCAGCGCGACCAGCGTCTGCGGCAGCCTGCGCCAGGCGTTCCACACCGCGATCTCGCGGGTCAGTTCGGAGACGACGTTGCCCAGCGACAGCGCGGTCGGCAGGACGTGGACGCGGTCGAACAGATCCTCCGCGAACCGGTGCGCGAGGCGCCCGGTCGCGGGCCAGCGCAGCGCCTCCGGCGCCCGAAACGCCCCCGCCCCTGCGGTCAGCCGCTCGCGGGCGTAAGTGCCGGGGGCGAACGCCCCCTCGCCGAGCGCATTCAGTTCGATCGAGAGCAACGGGTTGGCCGCACCGAACGCCCGCGGCGTCGGCGCAAGGCCGATCAGTCCGGCCATCAGGGCGCATCCCGCAGCGCGACGCCGAAGGTGCCGCTGTGCTGCGCACCGATCGGCCAACCGGCGCCGTTGCGCTGCACCGGGTGGACCGCATGCAGCGGATACGGCGTCCAGCGTTCGGGGCCGTAGACCAGCGGTTGACTCAGATCGAGGTGGTCGAGCCGGCAGTAGCGCGCGTGCGCGAACGTGGCGACGATCGTCTGGCCCTGCGCCTGTCGCGCGAGCAGCACGTCGATCGGCAGCAGCACGGTGGCCTGATTGAACTGCGAAGGCAGCGCGTGCAGCAGGCCCGCCTTGTGCGAGACGCCGAGCAGATCGCCGGTCGCGCCGCCATAGGACGTGCGCCAGGCCGGCGCACCCTCGAGCCCGCAGTGAATGAACGACGAGTGATACGTACCCGCCATGCTCGCGAAGAAGAACCCGAGCCCGTGGCCGTCGTAGGGCGCGGCGCCGAGCTGGGTGCCGGCGTTGGTGTCGATGTACGCCTTCACGCCCGCGCGCGTGCCATCGACATCGCCACGGAAGGTCCCCGAGCACCACAGGCCGGTGCCGCCGATCTGCGGCATCGCCGACACGCCCCAGTTGAGGTGCTGGTGGCGGTCGACGTTGTAGCGCAGCACGACATAGATCTCGTCGGGCGCATCGAACGCATGGAGCACGTACACCGCCGGCCACTGGATCGGCGCATTGGCGAAGGACAACAGCTTCACCGACTGCGGGCAGGCGCCGGTCAGCGCCCCACCCGCCTGCCCGGTTCCGGCCTGCAGGCGCAGTTCCGTCGCCGTCGCGGTCAGTTGCACGAAGGCGACGCCCTTGCTGAGGATGCCGTTCGCCAGCGTCCAGCCGCGTGCCGTGAGCGTGGTCTCGATAGCGACCTTCAGCGCCGCGAAGCTGGCGATCGGTCCGGTGAACGTCGCCATCAGTTCATCTCCACCGCGACGTAGTCGCGCCAGGTCGTGCGCGCGCCGTCCTGCAGCACCACGAACGCACGACCATTCACGGCCCGGATCGCATCGACCGCCTGGCGCACGCTCATCCCGGTTTGATCGACGACCGCGCTGCCTTCGAGCTGCAGCACGTTCTCCGAGGCATTGTTGAAGCCGGAGACGAAGCTCACGCCGTCGAGGACGCCGTAGAGATTGCCGCTGCTGCTGTAGCCGCGCACGTCGTTGTCGTAGGTGCCGAAGCTCATCTCGTACAGTTCCAGCGGCTGCGGCTGGTGCAAGGTGCCGGCCGGCACCAGACAGCGGTAGCCGCTGCCATTGCGACCGACGTACTCGCCGGCCAGCCCGGCATAGGTGGTCTCGCTCGCCTGGCCGTTGCCGAAGGGCGAGATCTGCACCTTCTTCCAGGTGCCGCCGGCATCGCGCAGGAACAGGAACCCGTCGGTGTAGCCGCTGTCGCTGCTCCCCTTGCGGCCCTTGTAGGGGAACCAGTGCAGGTCGCTGTAGCGGCGTGCGTCGCGGCCGTCGAAGTGCCCGGCGACGACCAGCGGCGAGGGAAATTCCTTCGGCCGCGCGTACGCAAGCGCCTTGCCGACGTAGACGTGTGCGTAGATCGGCGAGCCCACCTTGAGGGCGCCGACGATCCGGCGCGGATTGGCGGTCAGGAAGTACGTCACCGCCTGGTTGTGACCAGGCACGCCGCTGGTCTTGATGCCGGGTTGCGCCTCGAACGGTGCAGCCGGCACATAGCCCACCATCGTCGCGGCGAGCAGGTTGTAGTAATCGGCGGCGACGTTCTGATAGGCCTTGAAACCGACCGTGATCCCCTCCTCGCCCGTAGTGCCGGTCGAGCGCAGGATCAGTTCGCGCTCAGGGATCGACGTGTCGAAGCGCAACGTCGTCCAGCCGGCGTTTTCTGCCAGCGCGCGCAGGACATCGAGCAATTGCAGATGGGCGTCCGGGCCTGCGCCCTTGACCACGGTGTCGATGGCGTAGGCCATCAGGCGCCTCCGATCCGCTGGCGCAGGAAACTGCCGTTGCGGTCGATCACGTTGAGAATGGTCTGCTCCAGCCCCCGGCTCTGCGCCATCGACTCGGCGAGCGCATCGGTGTTGATCGCATTGATCAGGCGCAGATTGAGTTGCGGGTTCAGACCCGAGGCTGCCCGCGCGAGGCCGCCTTCGGCGAAGTGCATGCGCGGCGGACGCGGCAGCCATACGGCCGGCGGCGTGGCGCCCGCGAAGCGGCGCGCGTGCCAGGCCTCCAGCGCAGGCATGCCGCGACGGTTGAAGTCTTCGAGGAAAGGCAACGCCCCGGGCTGGCGCACGACGGCGGCGCGGGTGACGAACTCGAAGTCCGACAGCCACGCCGGGATGCTGTCGCTGGTTGCCGTACCCGGCCCGCGCACATGGCCGCCGCCCGCATAGCCGCCCCCGCCGTTGAAGGTGGCCTGCGCGATCAGTCCGGCGATGGTCGCGCCCTGGGCGATGGCGCCCGCGATGAAGGGGATGTTCTGCGGAAAACCGACCTTGCTCGCTTCGGCCACATTGTTGGCGAGCGCGAGCGCCGCCTGCGCGATGGCGAACGCCTTCGACAGCGCGAACAGGGCGCGGTAGGTCGCGCTCTGCTCGCCGCCGAAGGATTTGGCGATGTCGGCGAGCTGGCCGAAGGTCGCGGAGGCACCGGCGAGCAGCACCTGCGTCTGCGCCGATTGCAGTTGCGCGAGCGCCGCCTGGTGCTGGCGCTCGATCGTCTCTTCCTGCGCATCCCACTGCGCGTTCAGATCGGCGCGCTGCGAACGGAACTGCGCGAGCAGCGCAAGCTGTTCGGCGTGCCAGGCTTCGAGCCGCGTACGCGACTGTTCGATCTGCGCGAGATCGCTGCCGGTCTGCCCGAGATCCGGTGTCGCGCCGGGGACGCGGTCGAGCGCCGCATCGGGCTTACGGAAACTCGTCTGCGCCACGCGCGCCATCGCCGCGTCGAACGCGGCCTTGGTCGCGATCCCCTCTTGCAGCGCATCGTTCAGCAGCGTCACCTGCGCCCGCGCCTCTTCCAGCGCGACTTCGGCCGGCGTGCGCAGACTGGCGCGCAGCGTCTCGTAGGCGCGCGTGGTCTTCTCGAGTTCGGCCTTGCGTTCGCGTTCGGCCTCGGCGGCGGCGCGGGCCTTGTCGAGGGCTTCAGCTTCCTGGAGGAGTTGCGCCTTCAGGGCCGGCGCAAGGGATTTGAGCGCGCCCTGTGTCGTCTCGTAGCGCACACGCGCAGCCTCGCCCGCGCGCGTCTGCCCCACCTCGACTTCGGCCAGTAGAGCGATCTCGCGGCGCAAGGACTCCAGTTCGCGCTCGGCGGACTCGCGGGCGCGATCGGCGTCGGTCGCCTTGGGCTTCGGGACGCGCGGTCCCTTCGGCGCCTGGAACTGCGCGTCGATCTGCGCGCGACGGGTCTTCTCGAAAGCCGCGAGCGAGACGCCCTCGACCTGCGTCACACCGCCCGCACGCAGCGCCGCGATATCGCGTTCAAGCTCGCGCAGTTGCTGCGCCTTGGCGACCGCACGGTCCTGACCGAGCGCCGCCTGCGCGCGACCTAGGGCGTTGATCGCGTTGGTCTGCCTGGCCTGCGTCGCCGCCTGCGCGTCGGCCTTCGCCTGTTCGGCATTGGCCTCGCGCTGCAGGGTCGCCTGCTCCTGCCGTAGCGCGCGAATGCGCTGCTTCGTGTCGGCATCGACATCGGCGCTGGCCAGCACCGCATCGAGCGAGTTCAGGCCGCCGAGTTCTCGCCACTCGTTGCCGATCCGGTTCAGCTCGTCGGTGGTCTTCGACAGCCGGAACGCGAGATCATCGCGACCGATGTTGCGGATCGTCTGCCAGACCCCGCTGATGACCTTGCCGAGCGCGATCCACGCGCGCTCGAGCGAACCGGCGCGCGCGTAGGCGTCCTGCACGCGCTGCTCGTGGACCCGCGCGAACGTCTCGATCGCGAGACGAGCGGCGTCCTGCGCGCGACCCTGCGCTTCGAGCGCGCGCACATGCTGGTACACCTCGACGGAGAGGAAACGGTACTGCTGATTGAGTTCGAGCAGTTGCGCGGACGGTGCGCGCGCCAGCGCAATCACCTTCTGCGTCGTGTCCTCGATCGACGCGCCGGTGAGTTCCGACAGATTGACCGCGGCGCTCGCAGCCGCCTCGAGCGTGTCGCCCGCGACAGAGCCTGCGGCGGCCAGTGCGGTCAGCGCGGCTTCGGCATTGCCGTACTCGCCGGTCGCGCCGCCGACGCTGTCCTTCACCACCCGCAGTTGCCCGGCCGTGGTCGCGGCGGCGTTGCCGCTGGCGATCAGCGCACGTTCGTAGGCCTGCGTCTCGCGGTAGCCGGACACCGCCGCGACGGCGACCGCGCCGATCGCGGCAGCGGTCAGGCCCAGGCCGATCACCATCGGCGAGAGCGCCCCCAGCAGAGCACGTGCGGCGGGGACGATGCCGCCGAAGGAATCCTTCAGCTGGCCGCCCTGCTGGATCGCGACCAGCCACGGCTTCTGACCGCCGGCCAGCGAGGTGAAGATGTCCGTGATCTGCGCCGGCAGCTGGCGCATCGCCTGCCGGGTCTGGCCGACCGAGATTCCGTACTGGTCCACCGCGCGGCGACCGACATCGGTCGCCCGCGCGGCGGTGACGGTCGCGGTGGCGAGCCCGGTACGCGTCGTTGCCAGCCGCGCTTCCAGCGCGTCGGCGCGGCGGTTGATCTCCAGCATCCGCAGCGCGGCGTCGCGCTGCAGGGCCTGCGCCTGCCCGAGGGCCGCGGTGCGGTCGGCCGGCGTGCGCAGCTGCTCCGGCGTTGCTGCAGAGAACACCGCGGTGGACGCGGCGCGACGTTCGGCGATGCGCGCCTGCTCGACCGCCTGCTGGCGCAAGGCGGCGGCGTTGCGGGCCGCGGCATCGGCTTCCAGGCGCGTGCGTCGCTCGACCTCGGCGGTGATCGCGCGCTGCGCCGCGAGCGCGGGCGCGGCCTGCGCATCGACGGTCACCTCCCGACCGGCCGCGCGCACCTGGCCCAGCGCACGGTCGACCTGCACGAGCGCAGTCTGCAACCGGCCGAGACTGGTCTCGGCCTGCGCGGAATCGCCGCGAACCTTGAGATTGAGGACGAAATCCTGATTCATCGGGATCGATTCACAGCACTTGGATCACAGCCCGCCGCGCAGGGACTTCACGCGCGCCTCGGCAGCCTCCCCGCCCCATACGGCGGTGGCCACGTCCTCGATGAAGTCCGCGCGACGGTGGCGATCGGCGCGCTCCAGCGCCTCGAACGCGGCGATCAACTGGCGCTCGGTGCGTCGTCCGAGCTGATCGGGCGTGCCGTGTCCGGCGGCGGCGAGTTGGGCGAAGAGATCGCTCCAGCCGAGGCGCCGGCCGCGAGATCCTGCGCCGCGCGCAGCTGTGCCTCGCGCAGGTGTTCCTCGCGTAGTTCTGCCAGCACCTCGCGCACGAAAAAAGCGGCGTTCACCGCGAACCAGGTCGCGAGGTACAGTTCCAGGTCGTCCGGCGGCAGCGCTTCGAGCCAGGCGGCCTCGACATCGCCCGCCTGCGCCGCGATCTCCGGGATCACCGCGCGGTGGCGACCGAACAGCCGGCGCACGTGCGCGTACCGCAGCGCGCCGTCGTCGCTGGCGTCGACGAGGTCGGCGATGAAGCCGGCCGCGCGATCGGCGACGTCCAGGCCCTCGAAGAAACCGTACTCGCGCAGGACAATCGTGCGACCGCCGATGACGAGCGTGCGATCGGGGTGCAGGACGGCGAGTTCATCGGTGGCGCTCGCCGCCTCGGACGCGGACGGCGATGAGGCGGGAAGTTTGGTGGCCATCAGACGACCTCCGGCAGATCGAGCCGCCCGAAACCGCCGAGCAACGGGTCGGCCGCCGCTTCGGCATCGAACAGCACCGACGCGCTCAGCTCGAACTGGCCGAACGACTCGTGGATCAGGCCGAGGTTGCTCACCGGATTGAACTGCACGCGGTACAGGCGCACCTGCACCGGCGCGTTGTCGATCGAGTTGGTGCCGTCCAGATACAGGAAGCGTTCGGGCG